TTGGCTAGTCCCTTTGCTGCAGTATAGACATCATCAATCTCTTCTTTCTTCTCTGCAGACTTTCTCTTAGATTTCAATAGATCAACGTAGTCAATTATAATTAAGTCCGCAACTACTCCTAAATCTTTACATTTCTGGATATGTGCTTCAATAGTAGACATCGATGCTCTACCCGGAGAATACTCTTTTACAATTAATGTACCAGGCAGCTCGTTAATGATTTTTTCCATTTCTGGTCTATGTTCATGTAACTTATCAACAGGTATACCGGAGAAGCATGCATCATAACGTTTTCCCACGTAAGATTCAGATAATTCTAACGTATAATGTAATACGTTATATCCTAATTTAACTGCAGCAGCCCCAAGCGAAATAAGGCACCAGCTCTTTCCTCCGCCTGGATTACCGAAGATAATTCCAAAGTCACCAGATCCTAAACCTCCCATTAGCAATTCATTAATCTTATCCCACTCGCTTGGTATAGGTGATCTATCTTCTGCTCTATACCGGGTTTCAATATCTTTGATATACTCATGACCTATATTCTTATCCTGACCTGCTTTTAATGCAGTATCAATAAGACCTCTGATATCGTCGTACTTTCCGGACTGAAGTAAATCTACCGACGAAAATAAAGCATTCTTTAGCTGCTGGTTTTTACAAAAGGCTGAAAACTCTTGCTCAACGTAATCTCTATCGTCATTAGCTGTCTTGTAGGCTTCTTTAAGCTGTTCGATTACTGATACCTTTAGTACCTCATTTGAGATTTTCTTTACTTCTACCTGTAAGGCATCTAGGGATGGTGTAGTATTATATTGCTTGTAGTACCTAAGAATTTCGTCGATAATCCACTTATGTGCAGGATTGTCAAAAGACTCGGATTCTAGAACATCGTGAATGTTCTGTAGGAACTCTTTATGCTTTAAAAGTGAGGTTAGTACCTTTACTTGAAAGCCTGTTCCGTATGCTGATAATTTATTTAATGAACTCATATAACCAATTTAGTATTATTTTTTTAAATAGCCAACTATTTTACCTTATAGTGACGTAAATTCTCAAAGTTATCAAATAACCATGTCGGTAGATTAGGTATGCTATTTTGCAGATAGTCTTCTGCGTAGAGAGATTGAAAGGTAGCTTTATCTAAGGTAGCGTTAGGAGCAGCTAAAACAGCTTCTATTTCTACTATATTTTCTTCTGGTATGTTTGGCACCATTAGATCCATTAAAGCTTTATTGACAAGTAGCTGTTGACGGTAATTATAGATCTTTTCGTACTTACCTCCTGCTGTCTTAGAGTGTTCTATAATCTCTTCAATAGTCATAGCTTCGTCCTCCTTTAATTCTGGATATAACTTCAATAGTGTCTTTAGTCCGATTCCTACTACTCCAGGTACGTTATCCGATTTATCTCCCAATAATATCTTCTGCGTCAAGAAGTTACATGGATGGATATCAAACTCCTCTTTAATCATCTTTGGAGTATAAAACTTTTTCTTAGTTGGTGAGTATACTGTAACTCTATCAGATACCAATTGTAAATAATCCTTATCAGTAGACATGATATAGACGATACCTTTAGCTTGCTGATTTATATACCCTATCGTATCGTCTGCTTCAATCTTATCGATACTTAGTAAATCAACAGGCAGACATTTTAGGTAGTCAATAAGTCTAACGATTTGATTGGTAATAGCATCTGATTCGTCTTGCTGTGTTTCGAAACCTTCCCAGTTCGATATTTTATTAATCTTGCGATTGGCTTTGTAGTCTGGGTATAGGTATTTCTTATTTGTAGATCCTCCCTTGCCGTCAAACACTAAAATTACTCGTGTAGGCTTTACATGCCTGATTGCATAGCCTACAGACTTTAAAAATCCTGTCAGGCCTCCTATATGATTACCTTGAGGATTGATATGATTAATCGTTACAAAACTTCTTAGGAACGTATTAAGGGAGTCTACTAAAAGTATTCTACTATCTCGATGGAGTGGCTCTTGTTTTGATTCTTTTAAACTGTCGAATATCTTCCTTAAATCGTCATCCATCCTATTATTTTTTAATTGTAAAACCTAAAATCTAAAGGGCACGAAGTGTGCCCTAAAGATCATAAGCTGTATAGTTTACTCTGCTTCAGAAGTATCGAAAATATCTCTCGTATCTTCGGAAGGCTCTTCTACGATATCGAAATCACCTGATCCTAATACTGATAACCACTCTTTCGAATGCTCTTTCTTGTACTGGTCGATTGCTTTCTTATCGTCGTTGATAAAACCGTGAGAGGTCATGATAAGCTTACCTTCCGACTCTACTCCCGTTACGTGGTTTTTATCGCAAGATATCTTTGTACGTTTAGCAAACTGTACTGTCTTTCCTCCCTTAGTAGCTTTAATTTTATTGGTACCTGAGTTAGCAATATTACCGAACGTTAGTACTAAACTAGCATCGAAGTACATTGTATCTCCTCCTTTATTCTTTAGCTTAGGTTGCTCCATAGGAGATCCTGGCTTCAAAACCCATACCTTATTAATAGCTACAAAAGTATTGGTATAGGTTTGGTTAATTTTTCTAGATAATGGAAACTTCTGGTTGATGAAATTACCGAATTGAGTAGACATTGCTCCTGCATTCCATTCGTTATTATTAGATGCCTTTTCAACTGACATCTTACATGGAATAGATCCTACTGAATCCCAGAAGAAACATAGCTCGTGAGCTAAATTACCTCGTTTTTGCTCGTCTAGAATATCTACAATAAAGGCTGCAACGTCTTCAATAGTATTTAACTTCTCTCTATCAATATAAAGAAAGAATCCATTATAATCCACTACTTCGCCTGTACTTGGATCTACTACTTCTTCGAATTGGAATCCCATTTGACGGGCATGTTCCCAAGACCACTTCATTTCCGTTATTATCAGGATTGGAATAATACCCATCTTTTGAGCAGTTACGGCTGCTTCTAGAAGTGCGGTAGTCTTTCCAGTATCCGAATGTCCGCGTAAGAGCGTAATATGCCCTTTCGGAATTCCAGGTACGCTAAGAGCGCCTTGGAAGGCTGGAGATAAAGTAATCCATTCCTGATCTTTAAACTTTACCGGCGATGATGATAGGTTTTTAGATTTCTTAAATCCATCTAAGTTAAACTTAGAATTAATCGCACCGGATAGTTTTTCACCTAATGACCCCGAAGGGTTGCTTGCTTTCGCCATAAACTATTTTATTTTTTGGTATACTAGAATGGTAAATCGTCGGTATCTGTTTTACCGTCACTAAATAAATCATCGAATGCTTTATCGACATCTACTTTACCTTTAGTATTCAAAGCGTAGTTAGTCTTAGGTGCAGGAGTTGGTGCTGGAGCAATTGCTTCTGGAGCTTTATCCTCATCTGCTGTTTCTGGATTTAACCATTCAAGTAAAGATGTCTTCATCTCTTCGTATGGATACTTCTTGAATAATGTCAATACTTCCGGTTGAGTGCTTAACCAAGCAGATACTTCGTTTGCATCTTGAGATAAAGGAGTAATTTTAGTACGAACCCTTACCTTGGATTGGTTATAGCCAGTTCCGTTAGTAGCTGCATCAGTTGTTTCAATCGTAATATCACGACCTTGAATTGGATCGGTGTAATCAGCTACATCTTCATCTTCAGCAATAGCTAATAATTCCATGTAAATCTGTTTACCGAATTCCCACAACTTAACGCCCTTGTCTTCTTCTCCACGTACGATGACGGGTGCAAAAACTCTCATCTTAGGTGATAGCTTCTTAGACATAGTCCAATTGTCTTTGTCGCCAGTCTTACCTAACTGTTCTGCGAATTCTACGATTGGATCTTTTTCTCCGAAGTTAACTAAGGAAATCATAGTACGATTACCAATACCGTAGTGAAATAATACTTCCTTAAAAGGATTGCTTTTGTTGTACATCGATGGTACGATTCTAACCGAGTGTTTGCCTACTTTAGGCTTCCAGATAATGCTTGACAGGTCCCTTTTCTGTCCGCCGCCGCTCTTTTGTTGCAAAGAAGCGAGTTTGCTCTTAATTTGACTTAAGTCCATAATTGTTATATTTTAAACAGTGAATGTTCTTAAAGATACGGAAAGCCTATTTACTTTCCAACTTTTTTTTAAAGTTCTACGATTCTTTGGATTTTGGTTTGCAGCTTTCTAAGCTCAAGACCTTGTGTAAGTAGTACAGTATTTCTGTACTCAACCCAGTTTATCCTGTAATTAGGGTCGAGGTTACCGCCGTTTACTTCTCTAATTAAGGCATTTAACCCGTTAATAGTATAGAGAGTATTAGATTCCTTCTTGCGATGAAGAAGAATTGTACTTGGGAGTACGTAGGAGCTAGAATTGTGCGGATCTATATTATAGGTTAAAATAAACTCTTCTCCATTTACTACCTCTAACACAAAGATCTTACTGTACAGGACTGAATAGTTCGAGGTTATAGTGTTGAGAGCTTCTTCGAGAGATGCTTTCGGAGTAAATGTGCAGAAAAGCTTGTTTGCCAAATCTAGTTCGTTGTATTTTTCGGTCGTAACCTGAATTGTGTCCATTTATAAATAGGGAGTTAATTTAAGAGAATCGTAGTTTTGTCCAATCTTAGCCTTTACTGTGAATCCTTCGCTTTGTATTATTTCTTTAATGTCGAGTAATACCTGTTTACCATCTTGGAGAGAGTAGTCAAGTAAAAATGAATCGTATACAACAAGCACTACTTTACTTAACTTATCTTCTAGTAATTCATTCAATCGTTTTAGGATCTTTACGTTTTGATAGGTTTCTAGGTTCTGTATTTGATAGTTGAATAACTTCTGTGGGGTAAAATCGTTCTTTGATTTATGAAGGGCTCTCCCTGTCTGAAGCACTATCTTGCCTGTATCTTGATACTCTTTCCAAAGGTTTGTAATATACTCTTCGATCTTTTGAAAAAACTCTACTGATTTATACTCTTTCTGCACTCCTCCGTAGATTTGCTTAAAGGTTATGGCTTTAGACTGAGCGTACTCTTCTGGAGTTAATTCTTCTTTGCCGAAATATTTC